TGGTCGATAATATACGGGCAGCGAAAAAGGGAAAGTAAATGACCACTTCAGGTACAGCGGTTTGGAATCCTGACGTAGCCGAAATTATTGAAGAGGCATACGAGCGTGCCGGTGTAGAGATACGTACGGGCTACCAGCTGAAAACAGCAAGGCGCAGCCTCAATATCATGATGGCTGAGTGGGCTAATCGCGGTATCAATCTCTGGACGGTAGAGCAAGGTGTTATTCCTTTAACTCAAGGCACAGTGCAGTACGATCTCCCTGCCGATACAGTAGACCTCATTGAGCATGTCATTCGTCAGAACCCCGGCAATACAGCGACACAGGTTGACCTTCAAATCACACGTATAGCCCTGCCGACTTATGCAACACTCCCCAATAAGCTCACCACAGGTAGGCCCATTCAGCTATATGTAGATCGACAAGCGCCTGTTCCGAACATCAAGATTTGGCCCGCTGCAAACAACGATTCTTATACGCTAGTGTACTGGAGACTCCGTAGACTCGATGATGCTGGGAACTCCGGCACGTTGACGATGGATGTGCCCTTCAGGTTTGTTCCGGCCTTGATTGCAGGGTTAGCCTATCATGTTGCATTGAAGACTCCTGAAAGTATAGATCGTATTCCTATGCTCAAGCAGATGTATGATGAAGCATGGCAAGCGGCTTCGGATGAAGACAGGGATAAGGCTCCTATACGGTTCGTCCCCTATTCTGGCTATATTGGTAGCAGGGGTTGGTAAGTGGCTAACCGTTTTGCAACGGGTAAAAAAGCCTTTGGTTTCTGCGATTTTTGCGGCTTTCGTTATCCGCTAGGCAAGCTTAAACCCGTCATTATCAAGGGCAAAGTCATCAATCTATTGGCGTGCCCTACGGATTGGAGCCCCGATCAACCGCAGCTTTGGGTTGGCACGTATCCTGTTGATGATCCTCAAGCACTGCGTAATCCAAGACCGGATACCAATTTGAATGCGTCCAGAGGTTTGTTTGGCTGGAATCCCGTAGGATCGCAGCAGGCAGATTTTACGTTGAACGATGTTTTTGTTACAATTAGCTAAACCACAGAGGTAAAAGCAATGGCTAAGTTTGAAGGTTCTGCTGAAGATATCCGCGAGGATAAAAAATTGGCAAAAACGCACAAGATGGGTTACAAAGAGTGGGAAAAGTCCAGCATGGACAAGAAGCACGACAAGCAGAAATCTATGAAAGGACTGAAGCGTGGCGGCGTAACCACGGGTGAAATGAAGGCCAAAGGTCGTAATCTGGCGCGTGTAGCCAATCAAAAGAGTAAGTAATATGAGCACTCGTAGAACAGGCGGCACTGCCGAACACAAAGAAGGATCAGCGGAATATGCTGGAATCAAAAAAGTCAGCACCCCTGCAGGCAACGGATATCCTAATACCCCGCCGAAAACCCAGACCGTCAAGACTAGAGGCACAGGTGCCGCTACTAAAGGCACGAAGTCTTCTGCAAAGCTGGGTTAATAAGCTAAGGGATATTTGACATGAGCATGACCTACACCCAGCTATCGCTGGCTATTCAGCAATATACTGAAGTAGACGAGCCAACATTCGTTGCAAATATCCCTAACTTCATCCAGAACACCGAGACTCTGGTAAATAATACGGTACAGCTTCCTGCGTTCAGAAAGAACGTGACGGGCGAGACCACGATAGACTTTCCGTATATTGATATCCCTTCGGACTTTCTGTCTGTTTTTTCCATAGCCGTTACAGGGTATGACACAGCGGGGGTAGTCACCGCAACAGACTACAACTACCTGCTACAGAAGGATGTGAACTACATTCGGGAAGCCTATCCCTTCCCCGGTACGACAGGGGCCCCTAAAGCCTACTCCCTCTTTTCCGATTCCGCTTTTCTGCTTGGCCCAACTCCTGACAAGTGCTATACCCTTGAGATGCACTACTATGCGTATCCTTCTTCTATCACGGTAGCGGGTGTTAGCTGGCTAGGCACGAACTTCCCGAATGTGCTTCTTTGGGGGTCATTAGTCGAAGCAGCTATCTACCAAAAGAGCGAACCGGACGTACTGCAGAACTATCAAGGTAAATTTCAAGAAGCGCTAGGTTTGCTCAAGCAGCTGTCCGATGCGAAGAATCGTGAAGACAATTTCCGTACCACGCAGGTAAGAGATCAAGTAGTATGAACGAAGAAAAAGTAGAAGAAGTGGATGTATACATCCAACAACCCAAATTTACTGTTAACCCTGTAACGGTCATCGCAGATAGCTTTGAACCGGAATTTGAAATTTCTGAAGAGGTTTAAACATGGCGATTACACAGGCTATTTGTAGTTCTGCAAAACAGGAACTCCTCTCTGGGGTGCACAACTTCAGTTCTTCGGGTGGAGACACATTCAAGATCGCTCTATACACTTCTTCGGCTACGCTAAGCTCGGCAACCACGGTATATTCTTCAACCAATGAAGTTGTCGGCGTGGGATATACCGCAGGGGGAGGCACTTTGGTAACAGAGACAGGTTCGCCTTTTCTATCAGGCACTGCTGCTTATATAGACTTTGCCAACTTCACTTGGTCTACTGCAACGATTTCGGCAGCAGGGGCATTGATTTACAATGCTTCCAAGAGCAACAAGGCAGTCTTGGTGCTTAACTTTGGCGGGACTTATAGCTCCACTGCAGGTGACTTTACTATCTCCTTCCCCGCCGCTACGTCCTCCACTGCTGTGTTAATTCTGAGCTAGGAAACACCATGCCGCTTTTATCTGATCGGGTCCAAGAAACATCGACAACCCTCGGTACAGGTACACTCTCGCTGGCAGGTGCAGTTACAGGGTATCGGACGTTTAATGCCTCTTTCTCAAATGGTAATGTTGTCTTTTATACGATTGATGACACCTTGGGTGCTTGGGAAGTGGGGATTGGTACGGTAGGCTCAGGAACCCTATCCCGTGATACTGTTCTTTTATCTTCTAACGCAAACGCGCTAGTCAACTTTGGCGCAGGGTCTAAACGTGTATTCTGCTCTGCACCGACCAAAGCGCTACTGCCTAACCAGACGAGCAATAGCAGTAAGTTCCTGACCACTAATGGGGCTGACCCTTCATGGGCCTTGGTTACTAAAGCTGACGTGGGACTGAGCAATGTAGAAAACACTTCGGATGCAGATAAGCCTGTCAGCACGGCTACTCAAACTGCCCTGAACAATAAACAGCCTCTGGATGCAGACCTCACAGCGCTAGCGGGACTCACTTCAGCGGCAAACAAACTCCCCTATTTCACAGGGTCAGGCACAGCAGCGACCACGGATTTGTCCTCTTATGGGCGGTCATTGATTGACGATGCTGATGCAGCTACGGCTAGAACGACGCTTGGGCTAGGTACGGTATCTACGCAGAATGCAAATAGCCTTGATGTTACCGCTGTTGGTTTTACGATGGGCACAGCGGCTCTAACAACCACTGCAACTACCGGGTTTCCTTGGATTCCTTCTTGCCCCGGAACACCTACTGGCGCTCCTACTGCACCTTACACTAATGCCGCTGCGCTGGTTACGGACTCCACTAATAACAAGCTCTGGATGCGCTTGGGCGGGGCATGGCGGCAGATCGCTACAAACCCTTCAAATGCACCGGCTGTATTTAATGTAGTCACGCAATACGGGGCAGACCCTACGGGAGCATCAGCAGCGACTACCGCTGTGCAGAATGCCATCAATGCAGCTAATGCCGCTAACGGCGGGATTGTAGAGTTCCCGGCAGGGACCTATCTGGTTGGGGCGCTGACTATGTACCCCAATGTGTTTGTGCGCGGAGCAGGACGTAGAGTCACCAATATATACGCTGCAGCGGCGGGCATCACGATATTTAATTACACCACAGCCATTACAGCCGTAGGTGCAGGTGTCTATGACCTGTCTATATGGAGCAACGCTAATGCAAACGTCACGGCTATTAAGGTCTATGGAGCGAGTGCGTCAGCGCGGCTGTCTAATGTATATATCGAGAACGTAGATATTCTCGGTAACGGTGCTGAGATTCTGGTTGGGATTGACGGCTATTACGTTGCCAACAGTAAGATTACTAACGTCTGGATGTTTGATTGCACGACAGGTATTAAGTACAACATGTGTGCAGACACTGACATTCTAGGCACCACGGCTCAGATGGGTGCTGGCAAAGGCTTCCATATTATTGGTGATGCTAGCGCGTCTACACACGAAGATGAAGGCATACGCCTCACCGGGTGCTCTACTAATGGCCAAGATATCGGATTGTACGTAGAAGGACAGGACTGGGGGCTAGTATCAAACTGTTCTTTCACGACATGTCCGGGTGGAGCGACGATTGTTTATGGCGCGAGTTTATGGAAATTTTCCGCCTGTGACTTTGCAGCAGCGACTGACGCTGCTGCTGTTATTGTGTCAAAATTAAGCGCTGTTGAGAGCGTAGGTGTTAGCTTTTCTGGATGTAATTTAGGCGTGTCCGCCTTCGGCCTGCTGATGTCGGGAAGCAATCACAGTATTACCGGCTGTGCATTTACCACTAACAGCAACATTGACCTGTGGTTGGGTTGGGGATCACCTTCGGGTACAGCTGTACTATATGGAACGATCTCAGGTAACACATTCAATTCGTCTAATACCAGTTCTGGTATTTATGTAGCTTCCAATTCGGATTACAACGTGATTACCAGCAATGTCATTAAGAGAACGGCTCCCGGTACGGGCATAACCTTTGCAACAAGCGCGGCTAATAATTTGTACCAAACGAGTGGTGGTCACGCCCTCAACATTATCCGCACATAAGAAGCACTATGGCAATTACAATCGCTCTGACGGACACCGAAGTTGCTGATCTGCTATTTCTTCTTAAAGATAGGGAAGAACTGAAACCCCTTGCAGATAGGCTGAAGCCCAGTGTTAGCAATACCATTACGCCTGATTCGCCTAACCAACCGCAATTCAAACTAGGGGCGACCTCGCTAGCGCGTCTTAAAGGCGTCCATCCTGATCTGGTCAAGGTAGTGAAGCGGGCGATTGAGCTCACTCCTATAGACTTCACCGTGCTGGAAGGTCTCCGAACCAAGGAAAGACAAAAACAGCTTGTCGCTAAGGGCGCAAGCAAGACCATGAATAGTCGGCATTTAACGGGCGATGCTGTAGACATTGCCCCACTGGTTGATGGCAAAGTGACATGGGATTGGAAGTATTACTTTCCTGTAGCTGAAGCTATGAGGCAAGCGGCAAAAGAGCTTAATGTTCGTGTAAAATGGGGTGCAAATTGGAAATTCTTGAATGACTCCTCTCACAAGCTAGGCCCAGCGGACATGTCTAAGTCTTTTCCCGACGGCCCACATTTTGAGCTAACAAAGTGAAAAAAGACAAGTCTCCGTCAGAATTGGTTGCCGAAGGATTGGTTTACGCATGCCTTACTGTAGCGAGTATGGTAGTATTTATGTACGCTGTAATTGATTACTTTTGGGAGTAGATTATGAACGCACTGGTAGACAAAGTAGGCATCGCTCTTGGTGACGCGAGCACGTGGCGGGGCATCATATTTATTCTTACCGCTATCGGTATTCAGCTTGATCCAGCACAACAAGCGGCTATCATCACTGCGGGTATGGCACTAGCGGGACTGGTTGGAGTGTTCTTCAAGCGCAAACCACCCGTAGCCTAGCTGATAGGGGGTATAGGTGCTAGGTTTCAATCCTGTTGCCTCGGCCCCCATTGCGTCTGCAGGGACCAACTATACCCTCACGCTCTCTTCTCAAGCGCTCAGCGCCACTGTCAATTCCGTAGCTCTAGCCTCTCAAGACGTTACCATTATCGTAACGTCTCAGAACTTTGCCGTAGCAACAGCGTCCCATGCTTGTGGCGGGTTTTTGCGTATCGGGGGCGCTGCTATTATAGAAGCTATTGGGGTAGCGGCGATAGCGAAATTGTCTCCATACAGTAAGTCACCAAAGACAATTTCGTTCCATGCGGGGGGTTGCCCGCTACACAGTGTCGGTTGTACGGTATCTATTGGTCCCCAGAGCCGCAGACCATTGACAGAAGCACTTATACTCTGCCCAGATACAGAGATAACCTGATCGGTTACAAGGCTTACTGAGGTAAGCCCTGCAAATATACGGAACGTGGGTGCCTGAGCATTTACCTCCGTATCAAGAGCCACACCGTTAAGCGTAGCAGTGGCAGTCTGTGAAGTTATTATGGGGTTGTTTTCCCCCTCCGCAGTGACGCTATTTTGTGCGAGTG